TCAAATTATTAAATCAAACCACTGCAACTGAATCTGCTCAGCAATACTTTCCATCATTAACGGTGGTACACTCATGCCACATACATATTGCACATTAGCATCCATAAAATCATAATCTGCTGGGAATGTCTGCATATGAATAGCATCCATATCGCTGATGTGTTGCGGCTTATCCGTACGGAGAAACACAGATGAACTGGCTAGAGTGTTAGCTACCTTCTGATCTTTAAGCAGGATCGTGTTGAAGTTGCTCATCTTACCTTCCTCCCTTTCTGTTACATGTCCCATGCTCAGATCAGGAGGGCGTCGTTTATGCCAGCGTGTATATGTCTTGCTATCTGGATTTATCGGAGAACCCTCTCCACTACGAATATCTCCATATAGTATAGGCGGCTCGTTGAATTCCAATTGGAGCAATGGAAAGTCTTGATCCTCCCGAGAAGCGATAAAGAAAAGGCGTTCCCGTTTTTGAGGGACGCCCATAGTAGCCGAATTTAGTAGAAAGAGTTGTGGCTTATACCCAAGCTCTCGAAAGCGAGACAAGACCAGGCTAACGAACCCACGAGCCTTACCAACCATCATTCCACGAACGTTCTCAGCGACAATTACTCGAGGTCGAAGTTTCTCTGCAACGTCCAAGAAATCGAAGAAAAGATCATCCAGTCGCTGCACTGCCTGTCCTTCGCGAAAAGCATGCTCCCCACCCCACTTGTCCTCTCGATCTCCTGCCATGGAAAACACGCTACAAGGCGGTGATCCATCCAGAATGTCCAGATCAAATAGCTCCGGTGGCAGTTCTGCATCCGACAACGCCTTAAAATCCTGAATAGGCATAAGGAACGGATAACGCGGGTTGTGGTTCTGCCGATAGATTCGCATCATCTGCGGATCAATCTCCACATTACCCAGCACTGTATATCCTGCGAGCTTATAACCCATCGTAGAACCACCGCCGCAACTGAAACAAGAGAACACGGTCCGCCCATGCTTTGGCACGCTGGCGAGGTCTGATAACCTCCAGTCCCAACCCGGCCGACTCATGAGACACCTTCCTGGTCAAAAACAAATCCGCAGCGCGGACACTTACAGTCAAAACGCGATTCATCGAATTCATTCACATCCAGCTCCCGGTTTTGGAAGTCACCAAGCTGATCGGTAGCAGGCTCCGTGAAATCGGCGATCAATCTCTCAGCTTCTCCAGTATCAAAACCGGACAGTGTCAGATCCACCCCGCCTTCCTGCAGTTCATTTAGTAGCTGCGCTAGTGCCTCATCGTCCCAGTGGCCAGACACTTTATTCAGTGCCAGATTCAACAACCGCTCCCGCTCTGGGTCCAGGTTTACAACAGATACGGCCAGTTCCGTGCAGCCCTGCTCATTGACCAGCACCTTGTACCGCTGATGGCCCCCGACCATGTTACCAGTCTGCTCATTCCAAACAATCGGATCAACGTAGCCGAATTCATCCAGGCTGCGGCGAAGTTTTTCGTATTCTGAATCTCCCGGCTGAAGGTTGACACGGGGATTATAGACAGCTGCGTTGAGCTGCTCGATCGGTATGATTCTGATCTTCATGGTGGGGCCTCCCTAAAAAATGAAAAGCCACTCCGAAGAGTGACTTAAAGTATGTATCTTTATTTATATCTTGCATGTAGTTCCTCAAGAGATTGTCTTGCAGCAGATCTCTTTTGTAACTCCTCCTGCTTATTGATTTTTTCGTCGAGAATGAACTCAATCCCTATTCTCACAGCAGGAAAAGCTTCTTTACATTCCTCTTCACTTAATTCATGTATACCTTTACTAAGTATTGAGTAAATGAATCTATTTTCAAGCAAAAATGCAGGAACATATTCCTTTAATAAGGCTATCTTTTCATTCATTCTTGATGAAGAATACACTGAATCATCCCATTCCGGACTTCCTATAGCCTGTTGATGTGCTTCTTCAATCAAATTTTCAAAAATACGTCTTAAATAAACAAATGATCCTATACCAACACCATGAGCAAATAATCCTATAGCCTTATTGAGTTCGTGGTTGTCAGTCCTCCCCAATACTTTCGAGTATTTTTTTGTATCTGCATTACTTAAATCTGCAATTGAGGGATACTGCCCAACTTTAGTAAGTTCAATATAATGAATTGAAGGTTTGTAGAGCCTAAAATAAAAACTAATAGTATGGTGCTCATTACGAGAACAATGTAAAGTCAAACTTTTACATACTTCTCTTTGGCTAGGAATAGTATCCACAAAAGGAATACTGGCACCGCCAATACTATGGGGTTCTGGCATCTTTGTGAAAACACTTCCCCTCTCACACTTAGGACAGTAGCAATCGTAAGTATATTCTCTGGTGAAAATTTGATTCACTTCCCAATAGCTACCCAGATCATATTTTTTTGTGTAGTACATCCCACTATTAAAAATCTGTACATGAACATCTCTCATATAAAACCTCTTCCTTTTGATATTAGTTTATATGAAGAAGTGTATTCTATATTCTGTATACCATTTCCTTCTCAGATTCATCTTTCATAATTATTGCATTTGAGTTGAGTTGGTTTTTCATCTTTGGGTAGGCAGAAACTCAGCAAGAGACGAAGAGAATCAGCCCGCCCTGCCCTTTTCCGCCCTTCTTCACACAAACACACGTTCTTGCATTTAAAGCCTTAGAACGGCTCACAAAAGGTCATTTATACTAATAAAAAAAGCACCTATAAGGTGCTATGAAGCTTTTTCTAAAATTTTATAAATATCGAGTAAAGAACCACCAATTTTTTTGAACTCTGATTTTAAAATATCTATATCTTCAATCGTTGTGGGCATTGGTGCTTCATGTCCGTGTTGTAGCGGAGTTACAAAAATAAAGTTTGCAATAGAATTCTCAATAGTATAAATCGAGATTTTCATATCATCAGTTAATATAGAGATATATCGTTGTATGAATTTATCGATTTGCGATTGAATTTGATTTTTAAATATAAATTCACAAAACTGTTGGTATTTTATAATCTGTTCATCAGGAACAGAGATTTTTTCAGGATTAACGATATAACATGTTATAGGTTTTGAACGGAATCCTGCAACTACATGTGAATCTAATTCGTTTAAGAGTTTGATGATAGCAACCTGATAGTCTTTTAGATCAATATCGACACTCAGTGTAGCAGGTTCTTTTAAAACGAAATTCAAATAAATACCTGAAATTTCAGTAAACAGAGTTCTTAATCTATTACCTAAAACTCCGCTTAAAATTCTTTTGTATTCATCCTTTTCCATTTGATCTAATCTCTTTCGTTCAGCTAATTCACGCTTTTTCATAATGTTGTCTATTATGAAAACTGTCACAAGAACACTTAAACACTCTGTCAATAAATTAACTAAAAGTGATGAAAAGTCCTCAGCACTCCATTTAATTATAAATGCTTTACCAATTACAATAAGAATAGCTAATAATAGTGTTGTCCCAAACAACTTCTTCATAAAACTCCCCCCTGACATCACATTTCGACATCTAGGAAGTTTTTCCCTTCTGGCATATCACTCTGGAACAAAACTGTGCGGTTCCTTCCCATCTGCCCCATATGCACCCTGTACACTTATTCGGCTGCCGGGGCGTATCTTTTAACCACCGCTTCTTCTTCAAATTAATTCCCCCAATACAAAAAAGCCGCCCAATAATGAGCGACTTCGAAATATATATTCAATTCAATCATGCCATGAGTCCGATCTATAGAACGGCGTCCGCTCCGCATCCGCAGCAAATGTACTGCGCTCTTTGCTTAAAATCTTTACGGACTTTGTAACAAAGGAGGACAAGACCATTTTACTGACTACAATAAACGAGAGTCAAAAGGACCACGTCCGATTTCCGTCCATTCCTGGAGTCCGAAGTCTTGAATCCTTAAAATCTCTAACTCTTTCATATCCACACGCTTAAGGATGGATTATACTGTAAAAAATAATCTAAGGAGGTCTTATGTTTCGAGAAACTTTAAAAAAGGCTTTGATACGAATAATGATTGTCCTTTCAATGTGCTGCAGGTGCAGCCGTGCGTGTCACTCTCGCCAGATTTCTACAATCCCATACTATCACGGAAAAACCGTCATATGGTGTTCAACTTAGGGTCATGTTTGGGTCAAGAAAACAGGTCAGATCTTAAACAACAGAAAACTCCTATAACAGGACAAATTTTATTCTAAAATTTATTTTCCATAAAAAACTTGGATGGTGACTATATGATCTCTATGGATAAATATATTGCTACCTATTCTACTTACAGCGACTTAATTGGATATAAGTATGACCAGGACAAACTTAAGGAGTTGATTCATCAACTTCCGCTGGGCGGCATTTTTAATGTGCTTTCACAAATGAATTTTATCGAAGGAAATGATAAATCGCTTAAAAGAGACTTCTTTGCTTACCTTAATCAGCTAAATCCAGACTTAAGATTTATAGAAGAGAAAGTTTCTAATCATATTCTATACAGCAGCCAAGGATTGCTTGCAGTTTGGAAATGGCTTTTTGCTTATGGTGATATGGGAACGATTAATAATGAAGTGCTGATTGGTCGAGGCTTTAATACTATTGTGTATTTAAATCTTATAATTTCTGATTATTTATACAACGAAAATGATGATGCGGACCAATTGAAATATGATATGTTTGCCAACGCATTATTTAACAATCCCACCGATTTGATAAATTCTTTAGCAAGATCAGCTCTAATGTTTGATGAAATTGCAAGGAATGATACCAACTTTTCCCAAAAGGAATACCGGGATATCCACAGTGCTTTCGCTGAATATTATGGCTACACAATTAGGGAGTATTTAGCTGTTGTATTTGCATTATTCGCTGGTTTTTTAAAACCCCAATCGCAGATAGAACCGGAATGGAGTCGTTCCCTCAGCTTTTTTTCAACAACAAAAATTCCGGAAATCGCAAAACAGATCTTGGATGAACTTTCAATGTCTTTACCGGATGCATCTGAATGGGCAGTGACCACTTTAGATGAGCCTTGGAACTACACAAAATTTCGGCAAAAGCCTATTTTAGTGCTTGAAAGCGGCATTTTCTTCCCTATCAACATCAAATTCTTACATGATCAAGTATTTAGTGAATTATATTTTAAAATAAGACATGCTTACCCTGCTGGCGACACTCAAATCTTCAGCTTTTATGGAAGGTGCTTTGAAAAGTACATCGAGATGATGGTAAAAGAGGCTTCCACAGTTTCTCCACTCAATTATATATTTATCCCTGAATTTTCTTTTGGAAAAAATAAATCACCTGATGTTATGCTACGCCTTGGAAACAAACTGCTCGCAGTAGAAGCTAAGGCTCAAAGGGTTATGATGAATTCACTTTTCGGCTTAAAAGAAGCAATAGACAAGGACATAAAACGAATGGTAATAGATCCTTTGTGTCAGATACATGATTGCTTAATGGAGTTAAAAGAAATAGATCATAGAATATTGGAAGGGATTGATGAGATTTATCTAATGTCGGTCACTTTAGGTGAATTTCCTACATTACTTCCTTTTGAACGAAATATTCATGAAACTTTAAAACTGTACTTTAAGATACCTATTAAAGCTTATTATCATGTCGATATAGAAGAATTTGAAATGATAGCCGAATTAATTTCAAGGCGAAGACCAATCTTTCGGCATCTGGATAACAAGACCCAACTAATGCCTGATCTTCCTTTTAACAATTACTTGCTCAGAAGTCATCTGAAACCTAGAAGGTTAGACTTTATAAATAACAAGTTTGATATGCACGTAGATCAGATCATAAAAACTATTTTTGACGAACCAGTAGACTGAAGAGATAGGATAATTAAAAACTAGTTAAAACAGTCAAGCTGTTTTAACTAGTTTTTTCAAAGAAAATAATTTATCTAAAATTGTTTAATATCATGTTCAAAGAATCCCATAAGCTTCAATGAGTTGGCAATACTACCTGTTCCCTCACTGAGTTTCCGTCGAATTGTACTATTGCTCATGCCATGCCGAAAAAACATTACTGTTTCCTTAAATGAATGCCCCTCAATGTATCTATGCTGGATCGCTCGATGAGCGTCATCATCTTGTATCAATCCCACTGCCCGCCAAATAACACCGGTATAAAGCAGGTATTGCTCGTACACCCAACGTTGCTTTTCTATCAGAATGACTGCATTTGCCGCTTTGTCCGCGTGCAGTTCATCTTGTTCAACCCTCCTTGCAACTTCTCCATCAATAGAAACTTGCTGCATATCTCTCGTGAATCTTTCGTAATCGCTCATCAAAAGTGTCATGCTTTTAAATTTACAGAGGAGGAACTTCGTCCGCTGGATCTCTGTCTCGTTTGCTGTTGGAAAAAGCTCTCCCTGTTCCCAAACCATCGCCATCCCCCTACTCCCCTTTATGTTATAATATCAAGAGGAATAGTTTAGTAAGTGCCCCCCCGCCCGGCCAGGGATATGGGGGTCTTTACATATTATCGCTTCTCAAAGTCCACAAGCTTTTCAGCAACTCCGCTTTCTTTCTACGATTTTCTGAATAATATCGGCTAGAATCACTCCGCTTCTCGTGAGCTGAGCATCATTTTGGATAAGCCCTCTTCTATTCATGATCGCCAGTTGCCCTCGGGTAACCAGGATCAAATTATCTGGATCGAAGTTTCGCCTGTCCCCATCCCCAAAGATGACTGCATATCCCTTCGGAACAGAACGACCGCTGTGCTGCTCCCAAACGATCAGGTGCTTCCCACGCCACTTATTCGGATCAGCAATCTTGATGTCGAAATAATCGTCCCCGTTCACCCTTTCAGAGCCCACAGGAACATAATTGTGTGGCTTGTGACCCTTCTTAAATTGAGTAGCTTCACCGCCGGTCCATAGCTTCTTTTTGCCCTTATTGGATGGAACGTTGCCCAGTTTGATCCTGGCATCGATTCCGCTCTTCAACCCGTTATTTTTGATGAAGGCTCTCATTTGAGAAGGCTGGATCTCCACGTCAAACTTCTCATTAAACATTGAAGTCAATTCCAGAACATATCGTCCATGAATGTTGGTGCTGATAAATTCCTTGTGCTCCAACCTATATCGGAACATTGATTATCCCTCCAGCATCTTAGGGATGGCCGTATTGGCATTCATCTTGTCATCAGAAAGCTTTATTGCATCTAGCACAAGAGATCCATTTGCAATAACTTGAGAAGCGACACTTGTCACGGCCTTCGCTCTGCTGATCTCATCCGCCAATTTTTCTCCGGCAAGTTCCTCATCACTCAGCCGCTCTAATTGAGCAAACAAATGATTATTCAGATCCCCCAATGTGTTACGCATATTCATTTTCCCTCCCTTATTCCATTTAACTCTGCCGAATACTGATAAAAAGCCTCTTTATTCGATCCAGCGATTGGTCAATCAGTGTCATTAACTGCATAATCCTATATTTCCGAACTGCCGTTTCCCAAACCACTTCGATATATTTATCAATTGCCAGTGCATAAACCGTAAAGATCAAGGTGGCACCTCCTAGGTAGGAGAAAAGCAGCTTACGCTGCTCCTCCGCCACCCTTCATTTTCTTTGCTGCAAGCTTGCGATACGCTGTCCATCTAGTCGACAACTGGCCACTGGTCATACCGTTTTCATTAGCGATTTCCCGCCATGTCTTATCTTCATTGATACGTTTCTCCAGAAGAACAGGGAAAGGGATAGGTTGTCCATCATATTCGACTTCAGGAAAGATTGGGCGTTCAGCAAGGATAAAAGCGTCCAGTTCTTCCTTACTCATCTCATCTGCAGCAGCCTCACCAAGATCAGAGTTTCCACCGTTCTCGATATTTTCTTGTTCCCCTGATTCAACAGGATCACCCTCGTAATCTTGGCTGTCAGTTCCAGCTCCATCATTCATCCAATCCGGTTCAAGTTCTGCACCTTCGGTCTGCAGATCAGAACCGTCTTCTTGCTGGCCATCCTCTGTTTGTGTACCAACAGCATCTTCACTCGCATCCTGTTCAACAATCTCAAAATCACCAGTCTTCTGCTCACCGTCCACTCCCCCCTCTTGCTGTTCAAAAAGGTTAGCCTGATCTGGATCTTCTTCACCGATCTTATCTGTGCTCATAACGACACCAGAAGCATCAGTGGTGACACGGCGGCCTGTAACCTCACGATAAACCTCATCTTCTTCGCTGAAATCAAAGGCAGCCTGTGGGTCGCCAAGGAATACGTTAACTTCTTCCCCTTGATTACTGCTCAGGAAGAGCAAGTGCGGTAGTGCTGCCTTCAGTGGAATTAGTAGTTTTACCTCAACACTGGACTCTCCAATTTTAATGCCCTTAGCAATTTCTCCTGTAAATTTCGCGTGATCCTTCATCATTCGAATCATTCCCTTCGGTTTTTTATTGGAGTTGCTTGATCTTCACTTCAATGCGTGGTTGTGCGCTGTACCGTTTCCTTACGAATGCGTCCACAACTTGGCTATCATCCTTCCAGATGATGCCCTTCAGCGCATCCTTAACACCTTTCAGATAGTTGTCTGCATCCGGCTTAGTCACTGGGAGAATATCACCACGATCTGCGGCAGCGGCCTTTTTCTTGCTAAAGCTCTTCGGAGTCGAGCGATAAGCGGTCACTGCGACCCCGAGGGCGCCCTCCAGCAGTGCTGCCGGCGCATACTCACTGGCAGCCAAACGGACGTAATCTTTATAATCCCGAGATTTGGCGGGATCATAGGCTCTCGGAAATCCACCGGCAGTGCTAAATTTAGGCCGGCCCTGGGCGACCGGTTCTCCGTAAACCGTAAACTGAATCATTACGTTTTCCTCCTTGATGCTTAGCCGGCATCATCGATGTATCAAGCACATACACCATGCCTGCCATTGCTCCAGTCTCATCCACAACCATGAAGTAATTTTGCTGCTGGAAGAACGAATCAATTGGCTTGCGCTTCTTTGCAACCATTAAGATCTACTCCCCTCATTCGTATACCGATCGCAAGTTCAAACTCAGCAATACCCTCGTCTACTTCCGCTGGCTCCATGTCCGAAAACTCAACTAGCAAATCCGTACGTCCCTGGGCAACTCCGGTATCTAGGTAATGACGGCGCATCTGGTTATACACGTGCCAGTAATTCCGCCCGCTCATCAGGCACCCTTGCGGATCGTCCGCTTCTTGCTCTTCCCTTCGACGCTAATCTTGGGGATCAACACCAGTTCCGCAGGCGTCTCCCGCTCAACCAACCAATTATTCGGATTAAGCCGACTGGACCGGATCGTTTCCTTCTGCCGTCGCGTCGGCCGCTTTCCCTGCTTCATAATCTCCATCCCCCTTATTCAGCTGCTTCCACTCTTCTGGCCACACATACTGCCCGTCAATCATCTGTACGACGATAGAGTCACCGCCATCTGTCACCCTTACTTCGCGAAATATTCCAGTCTTACCATGGAGCTGCGTATAGCGATAAACTTCCTCCGGAGTGTTCAGTGTCACCGAAGGTGTATGCCAGCCGCCCGGTTCCGGGAAGTTAAACCCGTAAAATTGCTCTTCCATATTGGCTCCTTTACTGCGCCCATTTGCGCTTTTCAATGTTCTTCGCATTCCCTGCCGGCGTTTTTCCCTCATGCACATATTCGTAATTAGCAAATTTATTGAAATTCTTCATAAAGACAAGTTCGACGGTCCCCACCGGGCCGTTACGCTGCTTGGCAATAATGACCTCAATGATGTTCTTTTTCTCTGACTCTTTGTCGTAGTAGTCGTCGCGATAAAGGAACGCTACGATATCTGCATCCTGCTCGATCGCACCTGACTCACGAAGATCACTCATCATTGGACGCTTGTCCTGTCGCTGCTCAACGCCTCGGCTGAGTTGGGATAAGGCGATAACTGGCACTTCAAGTTCCCGGGCTATTTGCTTCAAGGTTCGGCTAATCTGTGATACCTCTTCCTGCCGGTTCGCACCGCTGCGCCCTCTACCCTGGATGAGCTGCAGATAATCGATCACGATCATTCCCAGCTTGCCTTCTTTCTTCAACCGCCGGCACTTGGCACGAATCTCATTCACCGTTATACCCGGAGTATCGTCAATATGAATATCCGCCTCCGACAATAATCCAACGGCCATCGCCATGCGTTCCCAATCATCACCTTCAAACTTCCCTGTTCGCATACGGCTGGCATCGATCTGAGCTTCAGCACAGATCATTCTCTGTACAAGTTGCGCTGCGCTCATCTCCAAACTGAAGATAGCGACGGTCTCCTTCGCTCGTACTCCGAGATTTTGAGCAATGTTCAGTGCAAAAGCCGTTTTACCGACCGATGGCCGTGCCGCTACGATAATTAAGTCGTTTTTCTGGAATCCGGCAGTCATCTTATCGAGATCAGTAAACCCAGACTCAATCCCTGTGATTCCGCGGTTTATATCACGGACGTTGTACCGCTGCTCTGCCTCTTCCCAGACCTGCATCAATGCATCTTTGATCCCAATAAACTCACGTACTGGAACCGTCTGGTCTGAGAGTTTAGATACAGCAGTCTCAGCCATTGCAACGAACCCTTTAACATCCTGCTCCTCCCCAGCATTGCGAAGCAGATCTAGGGCCGTATCAATCGCTTGACGACGAAGGAACATCTCCTGTACTCGCTCAACATAGTAGGCTGCGTTCGCTGTTGTCGGCACTGCATGAGCCAACTTCGACAGGTAACTAACCCCACCAACCTTGTCGATTTCCTCGCTGTCCTGCAATTGTGAAGTCAGGCTGATCAAATCAATAGGCTGTTCCGCATTGCTGAGACGACGCATCGCTCTGTATATCCGTGCATGTCCTTCGTCGCTAAATTCCCCGCCTTGCAATATATCTGCCGAAGCTTCATAAGCCGACTGGTCTATCAAGGACGCACCTAGTACCGCTTGCTCGGCTTGAAGGTCAACTGGCATTTCAATTCCTGCTGCTGCTAAAAAAACCTCACGATCAAGCATCCGTTTCACCTCGAAGCTTCCGCTTCACCGTTTCCCAGTAACCTTCAGGTGGTGGTTTATCGCTAGAACCCCACTCATCGAGATTGGCGAAATGTTCTGCAGCAGCTTCCTTGCTGCGCTGGCTATCTTGCAAATCGCCCAGGCGGCCACGGATGTTTGCAATCTTTGGCTCTACCGTTTCAGTCAGAATATAGCGATCAATATTCTCTTGGGCTGTTTCCGCCGGAAAATCTTTGAGATATTTATAATCTGCTTTTACCTTTTCGACAGAAGCATCAAAAAACGGGAAATGCTTCTTAATCTCTCGATAAAGCTGAGCAACTTCAACCACTTCCACGCTTCTTCTCCTCCTCGATGAACTGTTCTAAATCTTCAATTTCCTGTTGACGTTGGCTTTTTCGACGCTCTCTTGAGACTCCCGGGGCGACTGTTCCCTGCTTTGAAGATGCAGGGGGAGTTAGGTACCGCTCAAGAAATGAGGACAATTCATCCCAGCAGCCATAAATAACGGTTTTGCAATACGAGAACGTCCGAATCTTGTCCGAAGGTCTCCTCCGTTTAGCTTTCTTCCGGGCAATTGCCAGATCGATGAAAAAGTATACGAGATCCAGCGGCATGGCCTCGTTCGCAATCTCACGAACATGTTCCCAATCGGCAGTAACGGAACTGAGTAGCCCATTACGTTGCATGTAATACTGTTCGATTTTAAGGACACGCTGTTCGACTGTCGGTTTATCAAGATCTATTTGGCCTGTGGAGACGGCACCCACAGCGGCGGTCAGCACCCCGGATCTTGAACTCAACTCTTTTTGATCATCTTCTTCCAAACCATTAATCCATCTATCAATCAAAATCTTTATAATATCTTTATTAGATCGGAAGTTTTCTTCCGGGTGATCGGAACTTTTCTTCCTATCTCCATCCTCCAGATCGGAAGTTTTTTTCCTATCTCCATCGTCAGAGTGGAAGTTTACTTCCGGTCTATTTTGATACTTTTTTGAGTTCCGAACACTGAAAATAAGTCCATATGGAGCGCGGGTCACTCGTATGTAACCATGCTCCTCTAATCTTTTAATCCAATCGCGGATTGTTCTTCCGGTCACTCCGAAAGTTTCCTCCAACTCACTGCTGCGGATCGGCTTGTTCCCGAGGACAATACCCCAGACAGTTCCCTCTCTTTCCTTCTCCGATGTCGTGGAGCTGATACACCACAGGAAAAGCCATATCGCGCTGCCTATTTGTTTGTAATGTTGTGGCTGCAAAAGCCCTGAGTATGTCGGAAACGGGTAACTGCCTTCGGGCATTCAATCATCCCCTATAAATCATTCATTTCAATCTCTATCATCCTGGAGGTAAACGATCGGATATCTCACCCGCTTCACCGTCCAGCCTGGATAAGCTCGAGCGAAGTATTCTCGAGTTTCCCGTTTAAACTCCTCTTGATCTACCTTCATCAGTTTCCAGATCCGCTCCCCCATCATGCTCTGCATCATAGGTTTATCGTTGATCATCGATCTGCCACCCTCACAAGTGCGCCAGTAGTCTCCTGAATCTCTCTCTTAAAGCGCTCTGCGTCACTATTACAGTCAGACAGATGCAGTAACCAAATCTCCTCAACATTACGGGTATCATTGGCTTTCAAGAATTCTTTCACGTTCTCCAATCCGAAGTGAGAACGAAGCAGCCGTTTCTTTTGGGCAGGATGCAAGTGCCCCGCAGCCACCCGCTTGTTAACGATATCTAAGGAATAATTGCACTCCACCATGATGTGAGTAAGGTCTTTGAAACGATGACGGCAATAGTAGGTATCAGTCAGAAAGACCAGCTTATCTCCCGCTGTATTGGCTAGCAGGAAGCCTAACGGCTCCTCGACATCGTGCTGAATATCAAACGGTAGAATTGTCCAAGTACCAATCGTGAACTGTTCCAACGCCTTTATGACCTTCAGGCGATGTCCTGTTAACCCTCTAGCAGTTGCCGTGCCTGCGCTGGTGTAAATGTTAATGCCTGTCCGCATAATGTCAGGAGCAGCCTTGCTATGATCTAGGTGCTCATGAGTAATAAGGCAACCTGCAATGTCAGACATTCTAAAATTAAGCGCCCGCTGTATCGACTTATAGGGAAAACCGGCTTCCAACAGAAGCACGGTGTTGCCGTCCGATATTCGGTAGGCGTTACCGGCGCTGCTAGAGCCGAGGTACTGGATGTCGATCATCAGAACTGCATCTCTTGTTCAAGAGGAGGGACATCATCAGCAAAATTGTTAAGATCATTACCAGCTTGAGCCTTATTTCTAGTCGGTTGTCGTTTGGTCTCAGTAGTTTTTGACTTCTCTGCTCTTGGAGCTTCAGTAGCCCTTTTATCAGCTGCTTCCGGTGTGATATCAATAATCTCTCCGTTCGCATGTTCTGCAATCTCTGCTTCCACCTCAGCTTCAGCAATCATTTCATCCTGTGCCTTGAAATGTTTCATGATCAAGCTACTATCATCGGAGGTGTTCATATAAGCCTTGCATGCTCGATTAATAACAGTACGCTTTGCCATCTCACCAGGGAATTCATTATGCGTGCTGTTCTCCTTGTCGGGACCTTGCTTCGACTTCTTCCATGATTGACGAATCTCACTCATGGTCATAATCTCAGTGTACTCATTACCGTCTTCCCAATAGATCGTGCAGTATGCTCCAATAATCTTGCTGTCATCGATGTTTTTAAACGCTGATTTATGCTTTGTGATTTTCTTACGACTGCGAACAATCTCAAATTCAAATTCATCATCTTGGTAGATGATCTGGGCATCGATGTCGGAAGCTCCTGTAACATTCTCGGTGACTGCCATGGTCCCAAAGTAGCTTCGCTGGAAGGTAAGCTTTGTACCGTAAACAATGAAGTAACCTTGTTTCTTAGCTGGATTCAGGCCCTGAACAACCATATCCAGCAAAGAGTTAGCGATACTGTCCTTCGAGCAAGTTTCAAGAGCTGGCTTATAATTTTTATCCTGAACAGTTTGAAGGAGAAGCCACGCTGATTTCATGGCATTCTCCGGACTGTAATTTGCGGGGAAGTGAATCTCTCCCCGTTCCTGAAACTGCCTTACCTTCTCCGCCACCACATCGACGGTGTCACGTTTTACTAAAGCAAGTTGTGCTGTACTCAATTAAATCGCCTCCTGTATGGCTGCCGTTTCTATGCGGAGCTTCTTATCTTTTTCACTAACTACCAGCCGAATGACCTGGGCATCTGTATCAATCAACCTCGTCACTGCCTCGGCATTATCTACGAAGATCGGAGCCGAGAATCCGTAATGTTCACCTAGCGTATTGATGATATCCAAACCGACATTGATACGAGCCGCATTGTTGAGCCCACCATCATAAGGAACTCCCTTATAAAGCGTGTCGCAGACTTCCTTGATCCCGCCGTTGATTTGATCCTCAAAGAGTCGAAACCGTGCAAGCTTGAATTTGCTGTTGATCTTGGCATCCAGCATGCTGACCTTGGTCTTAGTGAATTCCTCGCAGAGGAACAGTTCATGCTGCAGGCGCTCGTACTCCGCTGCAAGTTCCCGCTCCTGTTTCCCTAGCTCCGTCACACGCAGCTGCGCGCGGCGTACACCATCGAATTTAGCGAGATCGCGCTCCATTTCTTCGATCTCAGCACGTTGCCGGCGAATTTCGGTACGGGCTGTCGCAGCAGCATCTTCACCTGAAGTTCTCAATACTTCAATCAGCTGTTTAACTTGAGTAGCTTCGGCAAGCTTACTCGCATATTCCGGATCAGAGGCAGGATCTTTGACACCTGCTCGAAGGACGGTTAGCTGATCATCAGCGGATGTGACCTCAGCCTGCAGGGTTTTCAGGGTACTGTTCAAACCTTCGATTTCTTCCCGTAGCCGAATAATTTCCTGCTCGAATTTCTGAGCTTCAGCCACCGCCGCTTTACCGGAATTATTAATACGCTCCTTACGCTCCGCTAGCCGACGATTAAATTCAGCCTCTGCTTTGTCATGAGCTGCCTTAATTTGATCTTCTGGGAGTGACTGACCGCAGGCTGGGCAATTTGCATCATGACCTTCAGGATGTTCGAAGGTAAGACTCTTCAGCTCAGCAAATTCTGTTCTCAAGCGATCTGCTTCTTGCCGACGATCAGTAACTAAGCGCTCATTCTGTTTGATACGTTGCTCCTTGTCCTCTACTGTACGGCGGTACTTATCCAACTCGTTATGCATCCGGTTCACTTCATCACGTTTGAGAGCCAACTTATCTAACACATTGGACTGCATACGACTCTTAATATCGATCAGCTCGCCTTCAATTTCACGAAGCCGCTTCTCCTGGACTGCAACTTCCCCGCCAGAAAGGATGCGGGACAATTCTGCTTCGCTGGATTCAACCCGGCGGCGAAGCATTGTGATATCTTCCTTGAGGAGCTCTTCATCCAGCTCCGCAACATCCGGCATTTGGCGCTGCACTTCACTGATCCGCACCGGCAGTTCCTTGATCTCCTTGTTAATCACAGTGCATCGGGAAGAGATAACCTTTTTATGTGACTCAAGGTCGCGATCTCCCAGGATATCTGGTAATGAAGCAAGTTCCTTGTTACCGTGAATGACCTCGGCGTCCGTAAGATCACCGCATACCTCCAGTAACGTCTTTCGGCGCTCTTCTTTCTTTAGCTGTTCATTGAAGTAAGAAGGTGAGGTCAATAGTTTGAATAAATCCTCTTTGATGATGGAATCAACTTCAGAGGAATACTCTCCCTTTTTCACAGGAACACCATCAAGGAAGTAGTTCGTTTCATGTCCTTCGAACGCATCCGTCGCGGAACCACGTTTCTTAGTCCACTTCTCGGAGAAGACACGACGGAACGTACGTCGACGTCCATCGATCAGGAAAACTCCCTCGACCTCATGCTCCAACTTGTGCTGAAGAACCTTCCCTGCTCCATCCAAACCCTTAATCTCGAAGTCAGCTTTGTTTTGGCTGTCCTTACCGAACAAGAGCCAGACAAAGCCGTCGAACATAGTGGTCTTCCCAGTAGCATTGTCACCATAGACATCAGCGTCCCCGCCATTAGCGGCAAGAACAAGTTCTTTAATACCTTTGAAATTACGGAGCGTCAGGCGCTCCAAAACGATACGTTTCAAGCGATTCCCTCCTCGATGGCTTCATTGCATTCAGCATGTAAGATCATTTGTTGATCAGGTGTTTCTGGATAGCGGATACCATCCAAATAAGTCCGGATTTTATATTCCAGCTCAGCCAATTGCTCATTGCTAAAATGATGCTGAATGCATTCCCCGCCTTGCTGGATATTTAGAACTGGAAGATTAAAGTAAGTCTCCGCATCGATAATGAAGTCAACGGTTTCTTCATGTAAGAGAAATGTGTGCGTTCCTCGCATGGATGAACTCCCCCTCTTGTGTAGTGCGCCCCCAGCATGATATAGTGGGGGCAAGAAAATTTGATTTTCAAAGAACTGTGATAGCCCATGCCAGTGGGCTATTTTTCGTTGTCGTGTTCAGCAATTTGCTTGTAATCCACGATTACAGGAGCATTCTCGACACTGGCTATCATGTGGCCATCTTCGTCTAGAACGACATACTCCGAATGAACATGGTCCTCATACTCAGAACCAACCTGCTTAATCTCAATTACTTCATGGCTATCAATCTCGGTTCCAACTTCAAATACTCGTGTAGGATTACTAACCACTGTTAACTTTTGAATGATTTGCATAAGCTGCCTCCTTTCTATGTATTTGCAAGGTGGGCGAGGGAGTAACTGCACCAATAAAGACGGCCTTTTCAGCTCCCTTCACCTATGTGATCCGCCACCACCTTGGATGCGTCAGCCGCATCTTGGAATCCCGGACGGAGGAAAGGTTATTTCTAAGGTCCGACATTCCAAGACAGGGGCCGAAGCCCGTGCCTGTCCTTCTTAAATCTTTGCTGCTGCTGCCATTTTCTGAATAACTGAGCGGCTGTACAGTTTCCCTTCAAACGGAACCAAATCTTCCTGGCTACCAGTGATCGCACAGCCAGGCGCGTACTTGCGGAAGATGATCTTGTCGTCGTCAACGAAGATCTCTACAGGGTCTTTGATCTCCAAATTCATAGTGCGACGTAATTCAATAGGGATAACGATCCGTCCAAGCTCGTCCAATTTACGTACAATTCCAGTTGATTTCATATTATTAGCCTCCATAGGATTATTTTTTAGAATTTATAAATGCACTTGTACCTCAAAGGGTAGCCTTGTGCTTTTCACGCTTCGGGGTTAAAATGGACATCAATAGATTCTCTAACCGAGATTTCAAACCAAGTGACTGCCCTGCCAGGCGGTCATTTTTCATTTCTACTTCAGCGATGCGGATCATATTATTCAGATAGTCTTCAGCATCCTCAATCCTTCCTGGTAGCATCACATCCGGATTCTTCCGGATCATCTGTAGGTTATGAGCTGCATGCTGACCCGCTTCTCTTGCCTCAGCGACCAATTGTTCTCTTTCCAAAGCGCACCCTCATTTCAAATATTTTTTAACTTTTAGCTCAGCTCGATGCTCCTTCCAAGTTCCCAACCAACTAAAGGAATACTCTTTACATAGCACTGCAGCCAGATGAGTCAGGGCCGTGATAGCTTCCACCGTTTCCATAAGCAGTCGTTTTATTTGATGTCGCTCTGCATCCGTTATTTGTTCATTAGTTTTGCTGATTGGTGCTTGTCCCGATGCCACAAGTACTTCCTTCATCTCCTCGACGGTTTTTATTAGGACGCTTGCTCTATGCAGATCCACATTATCCAGCCAAGGTGAGAAGGCTCCCCCAGAAACATCTGCTACTGCTGCCAAGAAAAGCTGTCCATCATCATAGTGCTCAACCGCAGCCTTCATGACTGGCCTGGAAGCTTTACGCGTCCCTTTAACGATTTTCCCGATTTGAGAAGCATCGACATTAGCTACTTTTCCAGCAATATGCCGGTTATCACCGGTACGTTTCAAGACATCTTGTAGTGCGGTTCCAAATTGTCCGATTGCCAACTAGATTTCAACTCCTTTGTCCGTTTTATGGGATGCTATCGGACAGAGGCCTGATGTATGATGTTGTTAAGCGATTCCCCTTACCGCAATCCCTGCCCGCCGCTGCCGATAAAGCTCGGCGGGTTTTCATTATCCGATTGCATGTCTGTGTTTAGCTTTGAAATCTTCACCAGCGTTATTATCGATCCACTCGGTGTGTTCATCGATCCACCGAAGTAACAAAGCTGTCGGTATCCGTGGATTACCAAACTCACGATTCACTGGAAAGTCTGGACGTCTCATAACCTCAGTGGCTGTTGGTCTGCTAATGTCCAGAAGTTCCATGAACTGCTTAATACTAAGCACTGGTGGTAGTGAAGTCGGGACTTGTACGGCGTAAGCTTCGATTGCCTTAGACACTACTTTTTCAAGTAACCGTTCTAAGTCATCGCTGTCCATGACTACAATGGACATTAAGATCACATCCTTCACTGATTTAGTTTCCTCTTTCTGCTAAAATGAGATGGTCCAAATCTTGCAGAAAGGAGGGCTACTATGAAATTAGGACTTTCTTATGAAGATTTAGAACAAATGGGATTTGTCGAATACCAGGGTTCTACACTTGATGTTTTTGATGAAATGGATAATGATATAGAATTATCCAAGTTTGATACCAAAACTAAATGGAACGAGTCATCTCATGAAGCAATTATTCGGGCTGTTGCAAAGATGATTGAAGGTAACAACGCTGCTCTTTTAAAGCAATTAAAAGCTGCTGGCGTTTCGCTGGATCTTTAACTTTTTGTTCGATTCGTCTTTGGCGAATCTCGATCAATTGCAATTCTTCTTCAAAGCTGGCCGTCGTTGCAGCGGCGGCCATCTCTTCCCGCACAATCTCACGAATTCGTTCTTCATCCATTTAGATCACCTCCTTGATTCAAATATGTTCCTTTAAGGAACTTTCGTCTTCAAAAAAATTTTCCCATGGAAATTTAAGAACACTAGCAATAGCTTTTGCAGCGGGAACAGCAGGAGTTTTAGTACCGACTTCTATATTGGTATAGTAACTCCGCGATATACCTGCTTCATCAGCAACCTGCTCATGAGTTTTACCTAATGTCTCACGAAGTTCTTTCAACCAACTCCTCATCCAGCATCACCTCCATTGTTCCTTTAAGTAACTTTATAGCTTGATTATATGTTACTTTAAGAAACATGTCAAACATAAAAGTTTCTTTTAAGAACATTTATATCAAGTTTCTTTTAGGAACATTATAATAGTCTTATCTTGTATAGTTGGGGTTGTGTACATGGAAATAGTAGGGAAACGAATAAAAGGTGAACGAGAGGCCTTAAAGAAACAGGATCAAAAATGGACTCAAGAATTTGTTGCAGATCTTATTGGTGTTGCTAGGGTAACCTACACTGCTTATGAAAATGGAACAAAATTACCACCAGTAGATACATTGAATAAAATAGCTGACACATTTGATTGTGACACTGATTTCTTAAGTGGAAGATCAAATATACGCAAGAAGCCTGAGAGCAACCTTACTTTCTACGGTGGGCCAAATGACTGGACAGAAGAGGAATTTAAAGCGGCTGATGATTTTATAAAGGAAATCAGAGAGGCACGACAAAGAGCTTTAGATAAAGCAAATAAAGAGCAGAAATAAAGAGGTTTTACACATAGCCAGCAATGGCTTTTCTTTTACATACAAAATAGAACATATGTACGCTAATTGGAGGATTTAACATGAACTTATCCAAATACTTCAAAACTCCGTTGGAACAAACTATTGAAAATCACTACCTCTCCAGGGCTATATTGGTGCCAAACGATTTGACTATAGAACGAATTTCTGAAGCCTTTAATGTTGAGGTGCATTTCAAAAGCGTTAAATCGTTTTCTGATAATGAATTATGTGTAATTGTTATCAACCAACAGGATGAACGTGATGTACAGCATAAAACATTCTTCCACGAGCTTGGACACGTGCTCCGCCATGTTGGGGATCAGCGTCAGATTTCGGAGCTTTTCCAGCAAATGCAAGAAGCTGATGCCGAACGATTCAGTCTTTACGCAGCCATCCCCTTTTTCATGCTTGAAAAATTGCAGCTCCCTGCTTTCGAAGAAGAAGCGGCAGGTATAGTTGCAACCGTATTTCAGGTTCCTCCAGAATTCGCACTGTTGCGTCTGAAACAGATTCGCGAGCGTATTGCTAGCGCTGAATTCATGACGGCTTTTACATATACTGCTGTGGCCAAGGAAAACACTTTACCATACACGACAACTCCTGAGCCAATCATACGAGGGGTTTACGGGCTTGACGATTTATCTAGACCCCACACGCTTATCATTGAACAACGTGGAGGTTTTAAGTGGGATCAGCCACTCTACATCGAGGTTAATGGAACCTTTAAAAGCGTGGATGTCCATCCAAACTCTAATCGGAATAGCGCTGTTGTTCGTTCAAGTGATCTTTTAATCCCTCCGAGCCGTTCTGGATACGTAATGATCGACATGGAGCGAATTGCTTCTCGACATGGACAAAATGCAAACAAATTGTTTCTAACCATAGAAGCTTTAGAAGATGCTATTAATTTTTAATTTAGGAGGACCTACTCATGGCCAGCGTATTTAAAGTACCTGCAAAGAACAAACAAGGCTACAAGTGGAAGTGTGTCATGGAGGGTCCTCCTGATCCGGTCACAGGCAAGCGCCAACAGGTACCGAGGGTACGTGATACTCAGAAGGAAGCCATCGCCGCAGCTCAGGCAGTTGTGGATCGTATGAAGGGTGGAACCGATACAAAGCGAGCCAAAAAAATGAAATTCAATGAGGCTGCTCAAGAATGGCTACAAGATTATATTATTACTAGCGGAGTTAAAGGAAAAACTGTGGAAGCTCATGTGTCCGACATTAATTTACTGAACAAATATTATGGTGGCGCTAATATCGATAAAATAACACATAACCAACATCAAAAAATGCTCAACAATTTGTTTTCAGAAGGATATGAGATAAACTCCATCTATCGTTATCACTCAACAGCAAATTTAATATTCAAATGGATCATCAAAGAAAATTTACGCATTGATAACCCTTGTCAAAACATAAAAATGCCTAAAAAACAACGGACAGTTTTAGAAGCTAAAAACAATGCACTGGAAGAAAAATTTCTGGAAAGAAGTGAAATTGAAGAATTTCTGGAAGTACTACAAAATCACGGTTTAGGTGATGATCTAGAGACGTTTTATTTTTTGCTGTTTAGCGGAGTGCGACCAGGAGAATTTTGTGCTTTAGAGTGGCCTGATTTCAACTTCGAAACTCATGACGTTCATATTTATAAAACACTTCACTTTCCACAGGGTGGAAGTGGCGCGTACCAATTAACACCTCCAAAGACTACCGGATCCGTCCGCACCTTTGATGTGGATGATTTCATCGTTGAGATGTTTAAGCGGTTAAAGGTAACACAGTCCTCTCGACATAAAAGATACAAGGAGCTCCACGATGACTTTGTTGAGACTCAGTTTATTTTGACCAATAACAACGGAACACCTTTTACAAATTGGAAGTTAGTTAACCGCATGGCTCGGCTAATGAAATTAACAAACATCAAGAAGCACGCAACTCCTCATATATTTCGACACACGCACATCACGATGCTAATCGAAGCAAGTATAGCCTCTGGCTCTCAGATTGATCTCAAAACGATTATGAAGCGTGTAGGTCACGATGATGCAAAAACCACACTCAAGATTTATACCCATGTGACAGAACGAATGATGCAGAGCAGTAGTGACAAACTAAAAATCCACTTCCAAAACATATTAACTCCCAAGGATCTGCCGGAAATGTGA